ATAGCCAACACGGGCAGATTTAATCAGATTAACAGTGCGGATCTGATCATTCCCCATGCTGTTCATGATGGCGATCTGGAATGGCAGCGTTTTCCATTCGCCCTCACCATATGAAGATTCTTTAGGCAGATAATAATTTTGATCAGCCCATTCAACTGGCGTCACCGGCAATGCCCTTATCAGGGGCTGTAATGCAGTTGTGACAGCGCTCATCATATTATTCAGTTGTTGCTCTGATATATTCATCAAGTAAATCCGGTAATTTATCCCCTGCCCGCGCACACTGATTTGCCCCCTTAGCAATAAGGGTTTTCAGATGGTCAAGATGGCGCGGTGTTAAATCAGGAAACTGTCGCTGCATGGATAAAGGGATGGAATCAAGCGTACTGGATAACGCCATTGCCAGCTTACTGAGGGCAAAAATACAGAATCCGGTGTCAATAAGCTTACCTTCGGTTACCTGATTTTTAAGTTTTTGAGCTACGGCCTGTTCTTCTGTCAGTTCAGCTCTGGCCCGAAGCAGCCTTTCCTCCAGATCGCCCTCGTCATCAGGTATTCTCTGATTGTGTTGTCGCCGCTCGCGATCTATCTCCAGTACAGTTTTAACGTCATAAAAAACTTCCCTCCCCCGACGCTCAACAGGAGGAACGCCCCATTTATCAAATGCCTGAACAGATATACCGATGGAGGAGGCCATATCACTTTTATTCAATAAAAAGGCCATCTCCTCTCCATAAGCCATCGATAAAAAGCGATACAACAACCATGTGTTTTTACAAAACCATTTGATATCATTGACATTTTTCGCATTGACGACATCAAAACACATCGTAAGGTTGTTGTATTTATTTTATTTTCACCTTACTTATCAATTAGATATACCAAACAATTAAACAACAACTCCCCCTCAAAAAATCTCATAAATAGCGAAAACCCGCGAGGTCGCCGCCCCGTAACCTGTCGGATCGCCGGAAAGGACCCGCAAAATGATAATAATTATCATCTACATGTCACAACGTGCATCTACGCCATCAAACCACGTCAAATAATCAATTATGACGCAGGTATCGTATTAATTGATCTGCATCAAATTAACGTAAAAGCAACTTCAGATAATACAAATCAGCAACACTGAATATGGGGGCAACATTATGTCATCAAAGAACAGAACCCGCAGAACAACAACCCGCAACATCCGCTTTCCTAACCAAATGATTGAACAAATTAACATCGCTCTTGATCAGAAAGGTTCAGGTAATTTTTCAGCGTGGGTTATTGAAGCCTGCAGAAGAAGGCTGTCAACAGAGAGTTCGGGTATGAATTACATAATTAAGTAACATGGTGTTCACAGAACACGCAGTTACCGGACACATCAGCTTTCCATTCGCCCCCCCCCGGCAGTACAGGCTTCCCCTCTGACGGGGTAGCCTGAAAAAATAACACAGAAAATTATTTGTTATAATTAATATAACTTACTCAAAAAAAAAGCGACGAGAAAATCAGCATCAACGAACAATAAGCGCCAATACGTGATAACAAATGGCAGCCATATTTATCTGCAGTATAAGCAATGGACAGGATAACCACACCAGAAACCGTCAGCATAAAATCCATTTGAACTTCCCCGGACAAAATCGACTCATCTAAAGATTTACAGCTCTTTTTATTATCAATATGTTAAAAGTAAAATAAACAGATGTTCAATAACACGAATACAAAAACGTGCTGAAATTCAATGAATCCATTTCTGTGTTATCAATTAATAGTGATAAACATCCGGCTTCTTCCACCATCGCACTGGACAGGCGACTATGAGGGGACAACGCCGCGCTCCGTTAACGCGGTAAACCCCGGTGTGTATCGTTTTTGATTATCCCCGCACACTCGCGCAGAGGAGTCTCCCTGTCGGGCTGCGGTCTCTGTTAATGCAGGAATACGGCGACAATACCGCGCATGGATAATAAGGTCGCTCAACACACTGGCTGTAATGCAGCGGATACCATGCGGCATTTAGCGGCATTCATCGTACACTCCACGGTTAGCTCTTCATTCGTGGCATTCACCTGAAAGGTCCGGGAGTGTAATTGCGTACATTTACCACTGAACGAACCTTCAACAAGAACACGACCACGCTGCAAAATACGGAACGGAATTGTTCCCTGAAAAGGTTCTACGGTTACCCGTAATTTCTTCATGTATCCTCCGGATAATAAAAAGCCAGCTTAGTGCACTGAGTGCGGATATATTCCTGCGCCCCTTCCAGCTGCTTCTGCATTGTCATCAACCGTTCTCTGAGGATGAAATAATCCCGTTCAGCGGTGTCTGCCAGTCGGGGGCCGGTTGCATTATCCACGCCGGAGGTGCCGGTGGCTTCACGCACGGTACCGGGGCAGGTGGCGTTGATCCGCAGGCGCTTACGACCAGCGGCAACATCAGCGCGCAGAGTTTCATTTTCAGCTCTCGCATCGGCTAATTCCCTCGAGTATTTTGCATCGAGCGCAGCAACATCGCGCTGGCGCACCTGCATATCAGTAATAGTTGCGTTTGCCAGCTCCAGCTCTCTGGCTTTTTTATCGCGCTGCGCTTTGTAGGTGATGGCGTTATCGCGGTAATGATTCAGCCCCAGACTAAGCACACCACAGGCTACCAGCAGGACAATAATCACCACACACAGAACACGGTTCATATCACCACCAACGGATTGCCCAGACCAGAACAGCAATGGCCACAATACGAATGGCAAATGCCATTGCCCGAATAAGTTCAGCACTCATCTTTTTAAAGTTCACGATTTCAGCGCAATGACCAGTTTTGCCAGCCCATACAGCATCGGAGACACAGCAATACCAACAGCCACCCACTTAATAGCAAAAGCCAGCGCTCTGCTGATGTCATCAGTCACTGTCACCCCAGCAGCCCCGACGAAGACAACATCACCCAGGCGAGGGACAGAAAAAGAGCAACCAGCATTAGTGAAAATGAAATACCGACAATCACACACAGGACCTTTGCCGGCGTTATGAGTTTGTCTGACATAGCTACCCCTTAATTGCCACAATTAACTGGGATACTACCCATAAAAAAGGGATGCTCCAGACCAGCAAAAATTTCCAGTTTGGTAATTGACTAATCATGAGTCGCAACTCCCTAATCAGTTTGCTAAAATCAATCAAGGCAGCCTCCCATAGCTTACTGCCATAAAAACAAAACCCCGCTTGCTGCCAACAAACGGGGTTTTTACTTTTATTCACTTACGTTTCGCCAGTTCGCAGGATTTCATGTTATCCGCCCGCGTGGCCATGCCTTATTTTTCAGCAAAATATTCTGCTTATCTGTCGATACCCCAGCACGCCAGCGCGCTCTCCTGGTCACGACGGGATACCTGACCGTAGCAGTTGTTTGAACGAATACGGCAATCTCTGCCACCGTCCTTAATCCACCAGCGAATCGCCTCACATGCTCCCCTGCGATCACCAGCATTAATTCGTCTGTAAAACGTCGACGGGAAACACTTACCGGGACCAATGTTGTACGGACAGAATGACGCGATCCCCGCTTTCTGGGGTTCGGTCAATGGCACTTTGATGTTTTTCTCCACCCATGCCAGCGCCTTATCACGCTCAATGGCGTTAACCTGGTCGCATTTCTCCTTCGACAACTTCATGCCCGGGACGACAGGTTTACCATCCACCAGAATGGCACCGCGACAGATGGTCCAGATACCCGCGCCATCACGGTATGCCGTGGTGTGGTTACCTTCCTTTTCATCCAGAAACTGGTCGAGAATGTCAGGCGCAGGCGCACCAGCGGCAATCAGCGCCAGAACGGCAGCCGACAGGCCGTATTTGATTTTGGTGTTCATGGATATTTATCAGGATTTATCGGCAACAGATAACGAGCCAGCTTATATACGTCCTTTAAGATAAGTCAGTCCTGGATGAAACCAGTAAGCCGGCACTTTTTTAAAGGGCGGATTATCAAAATCACGAAGAAGAGCCTCCCGCACAACTGCATCCTTGTCCGCACCACTGGCCAGCGCTTCAATCTCAGCAGCTATCTGCAGATATCCCATGCAACGACCAATGCACTTCATCAGCCCCTGCTTTTTATTGTTCTTCAGGTAATCAATGGCAAATTCAATGAGCTCCTCACTATGCTGGTGCGATGGCGGTGTTACTTTTCCATTTTCTGAGATGGTTATTTTCCCAGCATCACCGGATACAACAAAGGATGGCCGGTTACACTCCCATTCCAGGTCACTGAAATTATCATTATGAATACTGAAACACTCTGCGAGATTTCTGCTCATCACTTTCCGGCAATAATCGTAAAACGCAGCAAACTGCTCATCGCGGCGTTTTTTTTCAGGCTGCTGAAGATGCTCTTTCAACCATGAAGCGCAGCTTAGATTCGCCGCGCGATCAGAAATAGCTTCTTTCATTTCGTCTGCTGCAAGCACCTCATTTTTTGTTGGGGTGCTTTTTTTCAATTCAGCGATATAGCACTCCAGTTTTTCAATACGCGATTCAACATCATCTTTTTCTGACCGCAGTGTTGACGGCGGCATCTTCAGAGAACAAGTAATTCTTCCCGGTAGCTTTCCTTTGTAGGTTATCAATACATCCTGCGCATCTAAAATTACGGGGCGCTTTTCCGGTGACGGTTCATCCCCTTCGCATAACCCGGCAACAATATCCATGAAAAACTGCTTCGCCTGTTTTTTCGCCTCAGCTTCGTAGAACTCCAGCGTGGCACCTTCAGTACGGTCAAGACTAATCGCCACATGTGGCAACAACAACGACGGATGCCCGCCAATTTCAAGTGCCACAGTAACAACAATCTTATCCGGGTAATTATTTATCTCTTTAACAACCAGTTCGTATTTTTTCTTCATCGCTTTAGTCTCCCCGCGCCGTCTTACGGCGGTCCTCCCTGATTTTGAAATACAGGTTAGTCAGATACGTCAGCAGGCCAAACAGCAGACTCCCCAGCACACCTATCGCCACCCACTGGGACGGAGAGACTTTGTCCAGCAACTGCAGTAGCCAGTATCCCGTCCCCACCGCTGACGTGGTGTATGACACACCCGTTGTGATTTTTTCCATCTGATGTATGTCTCCGTCACCGCCGACAGAAAATGAAAGTAAAGGAAAACAAAAAGCCGCCAGTGTCACCCACTGACGGCCAACTCCGGGAGCCGTGATCATGGCATTCAGGCTCTGCTAAAAATGCCAGATAACATTCCGACCAACCCCTGATTCAGGTTATAAATGACACAATATCTTGACAACATCCGTCACTGTCTGTCAGAAAATGTACTGCCAAATATAAGTATCATGTGAAGTACATCTACCCGTTTTAGCCAGCGTCCTTCAGAGTGGGCGCTGGCTTTTTTTATTATGCTGCCGGTGCATTTATCTCCAGCACCAGACTACCAATATCGACGCCGTACGCGGCATTTTTGGTGATATCAGTTAACGTCAGCACATTCAGCCCCAGCGTCAGACTGTCTTTTATAACCTGGAATGCCGGGCCAGCCACTCCGTTCAGTTTCGGAGTAACCGTGGCACTGCCGGCGGTGAACACCAGCTCCAGCGTCTGCCAGTCGTTACCGTAATCGCCGAACTCCCCCAGCTTCGTGTTTCCGGCTTTCCTGTGATGCATCAGGTTCAGCTTGCCGTCTGTGGTCTGGGTGAAGTACGACATCAGGAACGGATTACCAGTACCCGTCATCGCCACACCATCAGGAACGGGAGCATCCGTATACAGATAAATCCCCAGCCCGAACTGATTGTTGGTCAGTGCGCCTGACAGGCGGAACTTGCAGGTCAGTCTGCCGCCCTGTGTCAGCAGGGATACTGCGTCATCCACCGGGTGCGTCAGGGACCAGGTTTTGTTGTTCTGTTTGGTGATCTTAAATACACCCTCTGACAACTGAATACTGCCGTCCTTAATGCTCCAGCCCTGCGCAGCAGCCTCTCCGGCAGCCGGCTGCAGGGAGATTGTGCGGACGGACGTATCTACAGACGGACCCGATGGCGTGTCGCCGCCGGGCGAGGGTTTGATTTCCGGTGCCTTACCCGTGATGAAGGCACTGGTACGGCCAACTGCGTTCAGAATAGCGGTGGCCAGACGATCCGGAATAATACCCCTGCGTGCCCATGAGCTGAAATGTGTCGGACGGTTTGACGATGCCCAGTTTTTGTTCGTTCGGGATGCCGAACCGTAATAACCCGCATTCACAATATCCGGATCTTCTGCCGGCGCGTTAGTGGCGGTATTGACGCCGTTACCGTCTGTCATGAAGGGCACAAAATAAACGCCCTCACTCTCCCTGTTTTTGTACGCCCCGTAAACGGTGTCGTACTGCGTGCCGTAGGTGTTTTTCCAGTAATACGTCGTGTCGCCACAAATCCATGGCACAGCCGCTGCACTGCCGTTATGGCACTGCGCATTTAACCCGGTGAGATCAGCACGAAACTGTTTCAGCATGGCTGTAAACAGCGCCGGTTGCTGTGCGTAGGTGGCAGCGCTCATGTCAAATTCGCCCTGCATCCAGCACACCGCCAGCAACACATTTTTCGGGTTCTTCTGTAATGCGGCTCTGGTGCGCGCAATCAGGTCCTGATATAACGGTTTCCCCACACCCCAGCGCGCCGAATCCTGGCTGGCCCCCGTGGCCGCACTGAATGTCCCCTCCGCGCCCTGGGTGAATGCCGAACCACCACGGCAGCATGGCACCAGCAGGATCCCCGCGTTATTCGGGATATACGGAAGCAGTTTTTTGGCAATATGAAGCCCCTGCCCCACACAGCCGTACTGACCTTTGCTCAGGTCAGCCTTCGGATGATTCAGCGTACTCATATCCTGCACATCATGCAGGCAGTGGTCAGCCGGGATGATGTCGTTATACGCGCAACTCTCGCCACCCGGGGTTACCGTGCTGCGGCGTGCCAGTTGTTTAATGCGCGGATCCGGAGCATCGTAAGAATCCGGTAACGGAAGCCCTTCACCGTAAGCCATGCCGTTGGACTGTCCGGCAAGCACAACCACGTAATACCAGTCCGGCTCAGATGAAGGACCGACCTGTGGCTCGCCTTCAATGGCCACAGCCTGCATCAGTGTGTACGGCGTAATGGCAACCGGTCCGCCGTATGGCTGCCAGCCCTCTTTCAGCTTTTGTGTCAGTTTTTCCGCCAGATCTGACGGCGAGGCGCCCTGATAACATCGTAATGTTTAATCGACATCGAATTTCTCCCGTGTACAGGAACAGAGTTAAAAAGCCGGAACCGGAATCAAATCACAGGATGACCATCTGCCAGTGGCTGATCGTAAAAAAAAGGCCGCGCCATGCGCAGCCGGAAATAAAGGGATAACGATGATAGTTTGAGAAAAACAGAAACAACAATCTTGTGGCATAGCATGGTGCCGGGTGCCTCCCGGTGAATTCAGTATCAGCACCTGAATCCGCGATTACCCCATATACCTTCTTGCTGATTGCCCCACCGCACAGGGGGATTCACCATGCAGAAGTTTTTTTAATAAACAGCAAACAAAAAAATCAAGCATTATGCAGGTTGTTTCTTTTTATCACCGGCCACAGCAATACCACAATGCCGCAGACCAGCACGCCATCCGCCAGCACCGACATGATTCTGCTGGTGAAATCCACTATCACCACCAGAAACAGCAGGAGTGCAGCCACAGCCAGGCGCAGTTTTACCGTCACAGGTGATTCTCCAGACGAAGCCCCAGAACACCGGCAATCTCTTCCAGC